TTTATTAATCAATGTCAAACAAACAATTCAACAATTTTAAAACTGCATCAAAGAATCCTCAACCCCTTCCAAAAGTCTCAACAAGGAAGGACAGAGACGAAAAGCTTAAGAGTGAATCTTGGCTCAAAGACTACCTAGAGAAGCTAGCTAAGTTCACAATGGAATCAGAGGCCGAAGTTCACAAGACCTACATAGAAACTACTCCACATATAAAGGAACACGACACTCTTCTGACCTTTAAAGACGGGATATGTTATCTTGGAATCAATAAGCCGATAGGACACTATAGAGGAAGACCAGCGTTACTATCTCAAATTAAGCTTAACTACCACCCATCCCACTTCCAAGAGGTCATGATAGAGACAGCCTGCTCATGCGTGGTTAAAGAGACTGCTAGCAATTCTCCCTCCATGATGCTTCATCAATTGGCCTCTCTTTGCTTGGCAAAATCTCTAGACAACCCAGTTGCTTTCGAGCAGCCTTGCGGGTCGTACAAACCAGATCTGATTGTCCAGCCATCTGCCTCCATCATCCTGATAGATATAACATCGGACAACACTGCTATGAAACTAGCACAGATGCCTGAGGACTATACATGTCTTTCTCTCTCAAAGTACAAGATACTCACGAATAGCGGAGACACCAGTATAATTTACAATCTGTCTAGGCTCAATGATTCAGAGGACATGCAGTGGATATACGATAAAGCAAAGAAGCATTGTGATCATCATGGTAGGGAGATGCTTTATAGTAAAAACCTCCTAGATTTCTTTAGCTCTGGATACGATAAACATGATAGAAGCATTTCGTTCCACTGCAAGCTAGCTACGGAAGCTCTTTTGGAATATTATGATACACCACAGGAAGAAACTACCCTAGAGGACATCAACAAGTTGATTGAGGAGCAAATATCCGACATTAAATTTGAAGATAAACCTCAGAACTCTTTCTTCATCCTTCCCTCATCATCTCAGCTACCTGCCTCTAAGAAGAAGAAAGAACCGAAGGAGCCTGTAACAGAAGTACTTGATGGTGCTCACTTTTCACTAAAGAATTCTAGATCGGAGAGAAGAGAGCTGTATCACGAGATAGAAAGTGTCTTTGTACATCCAGATACATATAAATCACTTTCCTGTTACTCTAGTGAGAAGCAGCTCAGAGACGCAATATGCAAAGAAAGATTTCTCTACTACGCAAAAGCCTTCGGAAATCTAACTGACTCTTATCTGCATTGCATGAGGACAAGATATGATCAGCACACAGGAATACGGTTTGAAAAAGATGGAATCCCTATTCTTAAAAATCGAACGACCACTCACCCAGTTGATCCTCTTCCTCAACATGTTGATAAGATCTTTAACCTTAAAGATCTTATCCTTAAACAACCTTCTGACATAGACCCAGATCACTTAGATTTCCTTAAGAGCAGAGGAGATAGTCAAACTACTGCAGTTCTTATGTCATTGAGAGATTATCATGAGCTTAGGTTCCGAGCTAGGATATCGACAGCAATTTCAATGGTTAAAAATGCAGGCAAGATGTTTAGAGTGAGCCATTATAACAATCCTAATGTGTATGCAGAGGTTTACATATCTGGTCTCATATTTGAGAAGGACAAGGGTGTGGTTTATGTGTCTTACTTTGATAATATGTGCCTGTATAGGACAGATAAATGGAGGCTTCCAGATATAGAAAACTACTCAGTTGCTCATCATCGTCTTTGCGCACTGGTATACTCGCTCTCTAGACGATGTAAGCTTATGCAGACTCTAATTGAAGCAGGTAAAACTTATGGCAGACTGTTAGCAGAAAACTCCTGGGGTGTTTCAAAGAGTCTTAAAGCATACAGATACCTTTCATCTGGGATATGCATGAAATCATCTTTTTGCAGAAAGAGCTGCGAGAAGTATGTATCTTCTCTGGATGCTAGTTCTATGTCAAAAGGAAGTACCAGACTAATAATAGATAGACTATTAACAAATGCTAAGACCAAGAGCATAAAATATGGATCAACACCGCTGATATTGATGCCTTTTTCAATGATTGGGTGGGATTGCTTCCTTGTCTCTCTCTGCCCATCCTCTACCTATGGAAGGAATAAGCACATCTATGACATACTGGATGAGCTAGCAGATGAAATAGATACTTTCAATTCTGTTGAGCCCATGGTCAAGGAGCTTTACTCAGATTTTGAGAACATACTCATGGATCAGAGCTCGGCAGACAATCTTAAAGCTAGATACTCAAAGCATTACAAGAAAATATTAGAGCTTGCAGGCACAAGTGACAAAAGATTCACATTCTCGCCTGTTGGTGTCCTGCTGATCTACGATGAGATAAAGCTTCTTAATGTTAAATATCAACAGGCTCAAGGTTCTGTCCCCAAATTGTCTTCTCTAATGACTGCCAAAGCATCTCAATGTTCTTATACAGGCAAACCGCAGATGGCAATGCTTTCACTTCAAACACTATCTGAGAGATACAGTTCTAAAAGCACTTCTTTTCTGGCTCTTCAGATATTGTCGAAGCCAGGACTGATTGATCTGACAATGCGGATGTTTGATAAAGACCAAGTCGGCGGCAACAGAGAGATATCAATACTGACTGGTGAATTCCGGATTCTTCAGGTTGTGGCAGAGTACTTTGCTAGGAGGATGGCTGAGCTGGTAGACGTTGACTTATTACATGATCCATCAAAGACTCAGACAGTGACAGACTGGTTTTGTGACGCCTTGATGAGCAGGCGCATGGAGAATCTGACGGCAGATCAGACGAAATGGGGTCCAAATTCATGCACTGCTAGCTTTGGGTTAATGAATTTGATGCTGTCTCGCCAGACCACTGAAGCATATATACCAGCAGCCATTTGCCTCATATCTGAATTCAAAGTTTTCGAAATGTGCCCATGGCTCACTGGCTCTATGATACGATCAGACTCAGCCTTCTCATTATCCGGAAAAGTTGGACGGTATCACATGGGACAAGGTATATTTCATCAGAGTTCTTCTCTTTATCACTCCTTGGTTATAAAGAAACTTAACCGACTAGCAGCAGAGAGATCTAGACCAGTTGGCTCACTTACAGACTCATCTGGAGAAGATCTATCTGACAAAGTCGAACTGGTTCTCAGATCTGCTGTCACAAGTGATGACTTGTCAACAATGTCTTACCATAGGTACAAACAGGATGTGACAGCAGATCAACAGAAGGAGATAGAGCCTTACTTAGACAATGAGCTGGACTATGTTAAAATCTACTATGAGAACATGAGGGTGCTGCTTCTCTTCTTCGGAATAAAGACAAGTGAATACAAGAATATCAGTTCTCCAGAATACCTTGAGTTCAATTCTCTCTATTTATCTAAGAAAGGAGTTGGCTCAACAGACCTCAAGTTCATATATTCTTTGATTGAACCGGGCACTTCAGGCAACTTCCTCTATGACTACAACAACATGCTAAACTCTTACTACAATGCACTCGGCTCAAATTGCTCGTATGAGTCATGTGTGTCAATTGTTGAGATGAATCACCTTCGTATGTGTAGGCAATGGCGGATTAGACCGGATGTAGTAGGACACCCAACCGAGAAGGCAATGCAGCTTGGCATGATACCTTCATATAAAATCAAGAACGAAGACACGGCTTATGTATATTTAGAGACGGAAAATACTCTGCGCTTCGAGACCAGAGACCTATTTAAGCCAAAAGAAGAGTATACCAAAGATCTGCTTTCTCTAACTGAAAAGATGGTTGTTACGTCAATTAGCAACTCAAGGGCTAAATCCTCTTATAGAAGTATAATAGCATACCCAACCACTGATAAGATAACCATTATGTCTCCCTTCTTCACGTACTCATCAGCGTCAGGAGAGTCGTATGCCAAGTTCATACGTGAATCGTTCAAGAACCCTCAGCACCCAATGATGATCAGACATCCATCTTATGAAGCTACATACTACCACCAGATTGAGGAGCGGGAGCTAAGCAAGAAAACATTACAAACAGTGACCATAAGGCAGAGCAATGCACAAGCAACAGATTATATGTCGATTGCAGTCAGCTACTACCCCAAGGTTGACCTATTGACATCAGGTTTCGATCAGGATCAATTGTACCTGCACCTCCTTAGACACAGCCCTAGGTATGACATGAGCAAAGACCCATTCTCAGTTGGAGAGATGAGCCTCTTAGAGAAGATGGACTCAATACAAGTTAAGTTGGATGAAATAACCCAACCCAATTTCAAGTGCTCTAGAATAGTGTATAGAGGCGAGGAGGAGCAACAGTTCTACCAGAGGTTGGTTGTATATCCACCTCACTCGGAAGGATTAATACCTGTCAGTTTAGAATCAGTCAGACTGCCACCAGAACTTTTATACACAAATAAGAACAAGATAGGTTCAAGTTTATCCTTTGTAGCATGTCTTACGCTCAATGACAACCTGGACCCTTCACTGATGTTTTTACCAAAAGGAGAGAGAATAGCAGATTTTAAGCCTATTAAAGAGAACATAAGTTTGCCTACAATTAAGACAATGGGAATGGTAGGATTAGATCGCCTATTCATTATGGAGCAAGACTACCGAAGGAGTAAGGGAATGGATAAGGTTTTCTTGAACCTAATGGTGCTGTCTCCAAAGAGAGCCGATGATGTTGATCTAAACTTCCTGGATGATGAAGACGATGGAATAGAGCAATATGCCAGTATGCTAGCAGGGTATGACGAATCGGATAACATACTAATACCCTTGGAAGCTGGGGAGCAGGTAGAGCCTGATTTCTCTGAGCTGATGATGAACACAGGAATAGAGGAGCAATCAGAAGAGATGCCCCTGGAGTGGATATCAGTCGAGCTGCCTAAGAGGTTTGGCATATTATGCAATCAGACATTTGCTCTTAAAGCTCTTGCAACTGAATGCCTTCTACTGGAAATGGAACAAAAGGAATGCTTGCCTGCAGCACAGAGACCTGACAAACTGCAGATCAATCAATGCACAAGAGAGAGCTTAAGGTACACTGTTGATCCACAGATAGCAAAGAACTTGAGAAATGCAGTTTCTAACAGCATTTCAATGATGAGGTCTAGCTCAGTCCCGG